TAGAAGCAGACATCACAGGTGATGACGAAGAAGGCGAAAAAGAGCCAGAAGAGTTATTCCAGGATCTAGATTCAATCGTTGATGAACTACAGGCTAAATTTGACGAAATCAAAGGCGGCGAAGAAGGCGATGAGATGGATATGGACGCAGAAAAAGAAGAAGAAACTTTTGCTCCTGAAGCATCTGCAGACCCAGAAGGCGACGCTGAGTTAGCAACTATGCGCGAGTATGTTGAAAAAGTAGCAGGTGGACACGGTGCTGAGAAAAAAGGCGGCGCAGAATCTGCAGACAACAAAAAGTCAGTTGTTGACAACATGAAAAATGATATGGGCGGCACAACTGCTAACATCGCAAAAGGCGGTGAAGGCAACGAAAAGAACGATGGCGGACTAGCAGACATCAATGCAAAAGAAGACAATGCAGGTAACGTTAATGTTCCAGGCGCTAAGAAAGCAGCAGATATGTCAGCAGTAAAAGGCGGACATGGTGCTGAAAAAGCGGGTGCTAAAGAAACAGCAGACAACAAACAATCAATTTTCCGTGGTCGTAGATAACAGAGGGTATAAAGGTTGAAAACAACACTAGCAGAACATCTGAGTTTCGATCAGGCTAAAATCGTCCTTGAGCGTGATGAAGGCGAAGGTAAAACATTACACTTGAGTGGCATCTGTATTCAGGGTGACATTCGTAATGCTAACCAGCGCATTTATTCTTCTAAGGAAATTGATAGGGCTGTCAAGACGCTCAACGAACAGATTTCTGGGGGATATTCAGTGCTTGGTGAAGTTGATCATCCTCAAGATTTACGTATTAACCTCGACCGTGTTAGCCACATGATTACAAAGATGTGGATGGACGGTCCTAACGGCTACGGAAAACTTAAGATGCTTCCAACTCCAATGGGTCAACTAGTTACGACCATGTTGGAGTCGGGAGTAAAACTAGGCGTTTCAAGCCGCGGATCAGGCGAAGTAGATCCAAGTGGTAATGTCAATGGATTTGAGATTATTACTGTGGATGTGGTTGCACAACCAAGTGCTCCAGGCGCCTATCCAACACCAGTTTATGAACACCTTATGAACAGTAACGGTGGTTATCAGGCATTTAAGGTAGCACAAGAAGTTAAAGGCGACTCACAGGCACAACGTTATATAGCAGAGAGCTTGAAGAAAATCATTCAAGGTCTTAAACAATCGTAGGAGAATCACAAATGTTAGATTTCGTAAAACAGTTATTTGAAAATAACGTGATTTCCGAAGAAACTAAGTCGGAGATTGAATCCGCTTGGGAAACTGCCGTTCAAGAAAACCGTGACACTATTTCTACACAATTACGTGAAGAATTTGCACAGAAGTATGAGCACGATAAGACCGCGATGGTTGAAGCAGTAGAAAAGATGCTTTCAGACAGAATCACTGCTGAGCTATCTGAATTTGCTGAAGACCGCCAAGGACTTATCGAGGCAAGAGCCAAGTATGCTAAGAAAATGAAAAACGATTCCAAAGCAATGGAATCTTTCGTTCTTAACAACCTCAAAAAGGAACTTGGTGAGCTTCGTGAAGATCGTAAAAACGTAGCAAATAATGTTGCAAAACTTGAATCTTTTATTGTGGATGCATTAGCGAAAGAAATCGCAGAATTCCACTCTGACAAAAAAGATCTTGCAGAAACCAAAGTTAAACTTGTTAGAGATAGCAAGGCTAAATTTGAAGCAGTGAAAAAAGACTTCATTGCTAAAGCATCGCAGATTGTTTCAGAAACAGTATCGAAAGGTATTAAATCTGAAATGAGTCAGTTAAAAGAAGATATCGAAGACGCTCGTCGCAATGACTTTGGACGCAGAATCTTTGAAAGTTTCGCAAGTGAATATGCAACTAGCCATCTTAATGAAAAATCAGAAACAGCAAAACTTCTTAAAGTTGTAAAACAGAAAGAAGCAGCAGTTGCTGAAGCAGAAGCGCAAGCGGAAGAAGTTAAGAAACTAGTTGAGAGCAAAGATGCTGAGATCAAGCGCATGAAAGACCTTTCCGAAAGAAAAGAAGTGATGGCAGAATTAATGTCACCTCTTTCTAAAGAAAAGCAAGAAGTAATGGGCGAACTCTTAGAATCAGTTCAAACAAATAAATTACACGCAGCCTTTGACAAATACATTCCAGCCGTGATGGAAGGAAATGTGCCTAAGAAGGACAAGGTAGCGTTGACTGAAGGCAAAGAAATAACAGGCGATAAACAGGCAGCACAAATCGGTGGTTCGGAGCAAAAAACCGCTGAGATATTTGACATCCGCAGGCTTGCGGGACTAAAAGTTTAAGGAGAACAACAAATGTCACAACTATTAGAGTCACGCTGGTCAGAAACCAAAGACGCCCTTTTAGAAGGTCTTCAAGGTAACAAGCGTACTGTTATGGCAACGACTCTGGAAAATACCCGTAAGTATTTGTCAGAGAGTGCTACAGCAGGCGCCACTTCTGCCGGCAACGTCGCAACACTAAA